TATCATGACGTTTTCCGCAGGCTCAGTGACGGAAAGATCTTCCGGGCCACGTCGGACGGGGATGACAAGCACACACCCGCTTCCACGGATCTGGACATGCGTCAGGTGTCCGCAGAAGAGTTCAAGCTGACGGAATAGGGGGCTGCGCATGGGAGAGAAAGACAAGACTCAGGCCCTGCATGATTTCTGGTCCTCTTTCGGCTGGCTGGCTATCGACGAGCAGAGTTCCTATGACGAAGGCGTCATGGAAGAATGGGGAAACCCGAATAAATACATCACCTATGAAGCGGCAACCGGCAGCCTCGGCGACAGCATACCGCTGACCGCATCTCTTTGGCACCGATCCACTTCCTGGGCCACCGTCGAAGCCATGGTCAAGACCATCTCCAAAGCAATCGGCATCGGAGGCAAGGTCATCAACATCGACGGCGGCAAACTGTGGATTTTACGCCGTGAGCCCTTCTCCCGCCGCATGTCAGACGAGGACAAGAACGACATGCGGAGAATCATCATCAATATCACAGCGGAGTATCTGACCGCTGACTAACAAGGAGGAATGCAGCCATGTGGCGTGCTACAAGAATCACGGCAGACGCGGCCAGCAAAATGCAGATGAACTCCGGCCTGCTGCTGAATCGTTTTGACATTACAAACCCGGTGGCTCCGCTTGATGCTGATATCATCTGCGACACCACCGGCGACTACAACATCACCTGCCAGCCTGAGACGCAGGACTTCTTTGAGGACGTGAACAACGCCTACACCAACATGAAGGAAGGCAAGCAGATCACGGGCTGGAACTGCGGCTTGACGATCACGGCCCTCTCAGTGACCGAAGAAGCGCTCAAGTTTGCACTCGGCGCTGCGGACAACCAGGCAGACGGCGGAGTCAGAGGCCGGATGCTCTATCGCGACGCGGACTTCATGAGTGTTTACTGGATCGGCGACATGTTCGACGAGGACAAGCTGCTTGTTGTGGTGATGGACAACACCGTTTCCACTGGCGGCGTCTCGCTGACCACCAGAAACAAGGGCAAGGGCGGGCTCCAGCTCGAACTCACTCCGCACGGCTCTCTTGCGGATCCTGAGAAGGTTCCCATGGCGTTCTACGTGCTGGAAAAGGTCGACAGTGAAGCAGCGGCCTACACCTATACCGCGGTATCTCCGGCCAGCGGAGACAATCCCGCTGAAGAGGGCTGGTATGTCCTGGTTGGTGACGGCTACCGTCTGACCACCGATACCGCAGTCGACAGCAACGTGACCTACTACGAGAGGTCATAAGATATGAAACTTTCTGAACTGAGCACAGATGCAGCCGCGTCTGTGCTCCTTTCTATTACTCCGGCGCTTTCCAATATCCTGAAGGATCCAGATCTCAGAGAAAAGATCGGAAAGAAAGCCGACCTGAAGGACAAGTCCGTCATCGGCATCTATGCAGCAGGCCTGGAAAAGATCAACGAGATCGTCCCGTTCCTGCTGGATACGCACAAGGCCGATGTGTATGCGATCCTCGCTGCGCTCAACAACACCAGCACCGCGAAGATCGCGGAGCAGAACATCATTGTGACCATGACGCAGATCATGGAAACCGTGAAAGACAAGGACCTGATCGATTTTTTCAAATCGTGGGCGGGTACGGAGCAGACAGAACAATCTGCGCAATCTGCTCCGCCCCGCAGCTGACGGCGCTCGGATATATCCGGGCGCTGCCGGCACTGATTCGCCGGTACGAGGAAGAGCAAATCTTCCGCGTCTACCTGACCGACTTTCTCGCGGGAAGATACGACCTCAATGTGCGGTATCTCGATCTCATCCCGGATCCTGACCGCAAACCGCCTCCCGATCCGGAAGAAGGAAGAAAGCGAATCAGGGACAAACTCTCGCAATGAAAGGAAGTGCTGAACATTGGATGTATTTGACCTGCTGGCCAAGCTCACGCTTGACACATCGGAATACGAAGGCGGGCTGAACAATGCCAGGGACAGCGCCGAAAAGGGCGGGTCCAAGATTGGTGCCGCACTCGGCAAAGCCGGAAAGGTAGCCGGTGCTGCCGTTGCCGCGGCATCGACCGCAATCGTAGGCTTCGGCGCTTCCTCTGTTTCTGCCGGTGCTGATTTTGACAAATCCATGTCTCAGGTCGCCGCTACGATGGGCTACACGGTGGACGACCTTAACGACTCCACGTCGGAAGCCTCACAGAACTTCACAAAGCTCAGAGATTTTGCCCAGGAGATGGGCAGCACCACGGCGTTCTCCGCGACGCAGGCTGCAGACGCCTTGAACTACATGGCGCTGGCCGGGTACGACACGGAAACGTCGATCCAGATGCTTCCGTCTGTGCTTGACCTGGCTGCTTCCGGCAGCATGGACCTTGCCAGAGCATCGGACATGGTGACGGACACGCAGTCCGCCCTCGGCCTGTCGCTTGAAGAAACCTCCACGCTTGTCGACCAGATGGCGAAGACGGCATCCAAATCCAACACAAGCGTTGCACAGTTGGGTGACGCCATGCTGACCATCGGCGCCACGGCGCGAAATGTCGCAGGAGGAACAACGGAGCTGTCAACCGTCCTCGGCGTTCTTGCGGACAACGGCATCAAAGGCGCGGAAGGTGGTACACATCTGCGCAACATGATCCTGTCACTTCAGACGCCGACAGATAACGGCGTGGCAGCCATGGAACAGCTCGGGCTTAGTGTCTACGACGCAGACGGCAACATGCGGTCGCTGATCGATATTATTGCCGACCTGCAGAACGGCCTCGGCGGCATGGATCAGGCGGCGCGAGACGCAATGCTGAACGATCTGTTCAACAAGACCGACCTCGCCTCGGTGAACGCGCTGCTCGGTACACGCTCTGAGCGTTTCGATGAACTGACGGCAGCCATTCAGGGCGCAGACGGCGCGGCGAAGGCCATGGCCGAGACGCAGCTTGACAACCTTGCCGGTGATATTACCCTCTTCAAATCGGCTTTGGAGGGCGCTCAGATCGCCATCAGCGACCAGCTGACGCCGACGCTGCGCAATTTCATCCAGTTCGGTTCAGACGGCCTCTCACAGCTGACGCAGGCGTTCCTCACGGACGGTCTTGGCGGAGCTCTGGATGCCCTCAGCGGAATCATTGACCAGGGCGTAGGTTTACTCTTTGATGTTCTTCCGACCGTTGTGGACGCAGGCATCGCGCTCCTGGAAGGGCTTATTTCCGGCATCATTAAAAACCTGCCGAAGCTGATCGATGCCGCGGTGAAGATCATCACTACACTGGTCAAAGACCTGGCTGACAACGCGGACAAGGTCATTGATGCGGCAACAGACATTATCTTTGCCCTGGCTGACGGTCTGATTGAGGCCCTACCGGAGCTGATTCCCGCTGTAGTGGAAATCATTCTGAAGATTGTCGAAAAGCTCACCGAACCTGATACGCTTTCCAAACTGATTGAAGCTGCGTTCAAGATCCTCGGCGCTCTGGCCGAAGGACTGATCAAAGCGATTCCTGAACTCTTAAAGTCTGCTCCGGTCATCATCAAGAATCTGGTAGAAGCAATCATCAATCTTGTTCCCGAGATGGTGAAGGGCGGGGAAGAACTGGTAAAGGGCCTCGGGCGAGGCATTATCGGCATGGTGGATGACGCCGTTGATGCGGTCAAGTCATTGCTCGGAAAAATCAAGGACGCCATCTTCGGCGTCGTGGACAGAGCGAGGCAGTGGGGCGCTGACATGATCGAGAACTTCATAGGCGGCATCAAATCCAAGGTCTCCGGCGTGGTCAGCGCGGTCAGCGGGATCGCATCCAGGGTGAAGAGATTCCTCGGCTTCTCCGAACCGGAAGAAGGGCCGCTGTCCAATTTCTCTACCTACGCCCCGGACATGATGAAGCTGTTTGCCAAGGGCATCAAAGATAACGAGCACTTGGTCACGGATCAGATCCGCAGCAGCTTTGACTTCGGCAATCTGACCACAACGGCTGCACCTGCGGTGGCCGGAGGCGTCGGCAGCACAACCAACACCTACAACATCACGGTCAACGGCATCGAGGAACTGGAAGAACTGCTGAGATGGTATGAGTCCAGACAGGTGAGAGCGAGGATGGCGTGATATGGCAAATGCAGCAGTAAATCTAACATTAACCAATGGCGGGTATGTAAAAAAATCCAATCCTTATACCGTCTTTAAAACAAACACAAATACGGAATACCGGGTTTCTTCTCCGGCTGGTGATGAGTTTTACCTGTTTTTCCTTGTATCAAAAATACCGTCAAATCTAAGACACAATGTACTTATTGGAGCTGCGGTAAAAATATGTGCGAGATTTGGTGCGTATCAAACTAACACCTTGATTGTGAGTGGGTGTGGCACATTTGATCCCAACACGCTTACTTATAACAACAAGCCAGCCACTAACAATTTTTATATTGGTATATCATCAACACAGAGTGGAAATTTGCAGGATGTTACATTTCATTATACGGCGAGACCTGAGTATATTCAGGAGCTTCTCAGAGGTGGAGCAGTACGCATAAACTCCAAAGGAAGCGCGTATTCTGATGTAGATACTTCCGGCACAAAAGTAAAAACTGTTTTAGCAAACGGGTCGTCTCTTCCGCTTGTGACAATTACTTATGATGATGCGGCAAAAATAAAAAGCAAGGTATCATACAACAACTCACAGCTTTCAGGAACAATAAACAATGCAGTGGCAAAAACGCTTACTTGGGATCTGGTGGAGGATACGAGCGCTGTTTCTGGCTATTGTGCTGATCCGACGTGGAATCAAGCGTCCGCAGTCTTCAAATACAGAAAAGCAGGTGAAAGCACCTGGCTTACAAGGAATGTTTCCGGTAACACAAAATCAATCACCATTCCTGCGAACACATTTCAGTCCGGTTCATCATACGAGTACCAGATTACCGTTACGGATGAAGACGGAACAGTGTCTTCAACTTCCGTCTATACGTTTGCAACAGCAACGACGAAAGTTACGCCATCAAACGCTCCAACATCCGGATATGCAAATCCGAGAGATCCAATCTCTTTTAGCTGGGTATATCAAAGCACCGCAGGTGGTACTGTCGCGTCTGGAGCAACTACACTTCATTGGCGTGTCTCAGGTGATGAAACATGGAACGACGTTCAGGCTGCGGCGGGAATCAACAGCCTGACGATCCCGGCGAATACATTCCCGACAGCAAGCACAATTCAGTGGTATCTGTCCGGTTCTGATTCAACCGGGTATGCATCGCAGACTTCAACATATAGTTTTAGCACGGCAGCTGGACTTGTTAGGGCAACCGCAATATCCCCTTCAAATACAATAGAAAGCAATAACCAGCCAATTACGTTCAAGTGGAGCTATTCCAGTCCGGACGGGTTTGAACCGACAAGATACAAATTTTTGTGGAAGTTGGTTACGGATGAAGACTATACAGTTCTCAGAGATAGTACCGATGTTGTAAATGAGTACACGTTTCCAGCGTATACATTTCCAGCCGGAGAAATTAAATGGGGTGTCAATGCCTATAATATTGATGGTGTCCCAGATGTTGGATACATTAAGACATTTATTTCTTACGGCGCACCCGCTGCACCTGTTGTGTATGCGGAAGCTGTACCGTTTACGACCGTCGAATGGCAGGCAGACGATCAGCAGGCATATCAGATTAAAGTGGATGACGTTATATACGGTCCTTATTTTGGAGAGGATAAGAGCTTTGAGATTCCTGACTATCTCGAAGACGGCGAGCATATTATAGGCGTGTCAGTTGTGGGTACTTACGGCCTGTGGAGTGCGTGGGGAGAACAGAGAATTGATGTTCTGAATGACCCCGGTGAGGCTGTAAGTCTTGATTCTGAGGCATGTATAGATATCAAGCTCTTTATCGACACGCAAGACACAACGAAAAACTTCTTAATATACCGGGACGGTGTGCAGATCGCAAAAACCAACAAGTCTGTATTCACTGACCGCTTCGCGCTCGGAGAACACACCTATAAGGTCGTGAATAAACTTGAGAATGGGAATTATACCGCCAGCAATGAAGTGGTTAGATTCTCATGTGTCAAAAACGCTCATATCGCTTTACTGAGCGGAGGCGAATGGCTGGAAATCAAGTACACGCTGAAAAGCAATAGCGATCCGGAGTATGAGGATGCTGTTGAAATCACGTACAATCATCTGGCGGGAAGCGACTATCCGTCAGCTGTAATCAGTCAATACTTAGATAAAAAAGTCAAGTATTCGGCTGTGTTCCTGTTCAATCAAGCGGACGAGCGGAAAACGTTTGAAAGCATGTTCAAAAAACCGGTAATCATCAAGTTTGCAGATGGCACTTTGTTTGCCGGTATTCTGGATTCATGGTCTAAGCATCCGGTAAAAAAGTATTATACGTCATACACATTTACCGTTACGCGAACGGACATTGAGGACTACGTGGATGATACGAAATGAGGAAATCCGATTCAGGCTGATGCGCAATGGTGTAGAGTACGGGGAACTCTACGCCAAGGGTGGACCAACGCTCCGGATGCAGAGCAGCGGAGAAATCAAGACATCCATGCAAGGGACGTTTTTCCCGGCTGCGCGTGATTCTCAAGGAAACGAAGTTTCAATCGACTGGCTCGCAGACGAGATCAAGCCGGTGCTTATCCAAGACGGAGACGTAAAACCGCTTGGAGTGTTTATGCCTGCGCAGGTTGTACCAAAAGACACAAAAGGTGAGGAAACTCTTGAAGTTCAGGCGTTTGATCGATGCTGGCGTGTACGGGACAACAAAGTTGAAGGTGCGTTGTATCTTAGCGCAGGAACGGCGTACCTGGATGCAGTGGAGCAGCTTCTCACGTCATCCGGAATTGCGACGATCATCAAGACTCCATCGGAAGCGGTCCTTCCTGAAGACAGGCAGGACTGGGAAACCGGAACAAGCTATCTCAAGATTGTGAACGACCTTTTGGCAGAAATCAATTACAAACAGCTTTGGTTTAATTCTTCAGGGTTTGCGATCCTTGAACCTGCAAGCACTCCAACATCGGAAAACATCCAGCATATTTTCACGAACAAAAAGCCTGATCCACGAAATCCGAAAGAGGTTCAGTCTATTAGGGTTCTGCCGAAGATCAGTAGAAAGACGGATATTTACCAAGCCCCAAACGTATTCGTATGTATTTGCTCTAATGCGGACAAGACGGCTGGGATGAAGGCAACGGCAGAAAACAACAATCCTCAGTCCCCTCTGTCTATCATGAGGCGTGGAAGAAGAATTGTGCAAGCTGTAAAAGTCAACAACATAGAGTCTCAGTCAAAGCTTGAAGAGTATGCAAACCGGCTTTTGTATGAGAGCATGACGACCGGAGAAATCATCAATGTTGAAACCGCATTGCAGAGCGGATTCGGTGTTGATGACGTTACGGCGATCCGGTACGACGGACGAAACAATACGCTTGGTGTATGCGTTGAAAAGGCTTGGTCTATGACTCTGGCTCCCGGTGGAATCATGTCGCACGAGCTGGAAAAGGTGGTGATCAACCTTGGATGAGGAAATCATGCAGGAAGATAAGAACACGGCAGAATTCTACCTCGGGACGGTACAAGGCTGGAGCAATGCGGCGGGCGTTCAGATCCAGCTTGACGGTCAGGATTCTGCAATGACAAAACGTTACAAAATGATGCTGATGTGCAGGCCGCTGAAGATCGGGGCGCGCGTTGTTGTCATGAAACACTCCGGAACATATATCGTACTGGGTGAGATCTCAAACCCGAACAGTCACAGAGACATAAAGACGCTGGCGACCGACGCGACTCTGGCAACCACGGTGGCGAAAGTGAATGAAATCATCAACTGGATGATAACACAAGGAATGGTATGGTGATGTGACAGTACATGACTTACAACAATAATTGATGGAGGGATGAGCAATGGCAATAAAAAGAGCCTGTAGCTGGCAGGCAATAATCAAAACGCCGGAAGCACCGGTCAACTACAGCGAAATGCTGCTTACTTTCCAGCAGAGGCAGCGGAACATTATCAGCAAAAACAAGTCGAACCTTGAGATTGGTGACGAAACTGTGACCGTATATCTCACCCAGGAAGAAACGGCAAAGCTGACAGACAAAGCACCGTGCTACATGCAGCTTCGATGCTTTTCAAGTGCAACGAACGCTCCCGGCTCTGCGATCTGGAAAATTGATGTACAGGCTGCCTTGGATGATCAGATTCTCGGAGGTACATGATGGCAAACGAAATGTACTGTGATAATTTCATCATGAGTGAGGACGGGGAAAAATTCGAGATGACGCAAACCTCGAAGGGCGATCCTGGTTTTTCTCCCATTGCGAATGTCACTAAGGAGGGTGATGTGACTACCATCACCATCACCGATGAAAAAGGCACGACAACTGCGGAGATTGACATAAGTGGCAAAGTCGATAAGGTGGAGGGCAAGGGACTCAGCACTAACGACTACACCAACGAAGAAAAACAGAAGGTTGCAGATGCCGCACTTCAAACTGATCTTACTGCCTTGGCTCGCCAAGTAAGTGGCAAGCAGAATGCTCCCGCAACTGCTGGAACTGCCGGTCAGGTGCTTAGCTTGAACGATCAGCTTCAGCCGGTTTGGATGGATCAGACCAGTGGTGAGGATGTTGCGCCTGTGATTATCAACACAGCCTCCGGAGCAATCGCCAGCTTTGATGACGGCGCAGACGGACAGCCCATTCGGAAGCTGGTGGCAAAGATAGAGCCTGTGCAGGATTTGCACGGGTACGCAAATCCGTGGCCTGCGGGGGGTGGGAAGAATCTTCTCAGCATTGATCCTTCTATCGTTACCATAACTAAGAATGGAGTTACATTCACAGTAAATCGGAATAGTGACGGTGACGTTACAAGCGTAGTTGCTAATGGCACAGCGACAAACAGGACATATTTTTATCTTGGATACTATAACATCAATGGCGGAACCATTCTGAATGGCGCGCCATCTGGCGGCAGTCAAGACGCATACGCATTAGCTTTTGATGGAACATCTATATTTGATTATGGAAACGGTTCTGCTATTGCGAATGATCTAACAAACAACCTGCTGATGATTGTAATTGCGAATGGCTTTGTTTGCAATAATTTGACATTCCATCCCATGATCCGCCTCGCGACCGAAACCGATGCCACCTTTGCCCCCTACTCCAACGAATGCCCGATCAGCGGATGGACGGGCGCGGAGATTGAGCAGAGAGGCGGAAATCTACTTAAGCCAACTGAATACGGTGGAGTGTTTTATGCGGCTCAAGTTGGAAGGAGCCTTGCGGAAGTAATGGCTATTACAGCAACTCCAATTGATGACGGCTATAGCGTAATTATTCCCACCTCATGGCATGGAAAAATATTTGCAACAGATGTCCTTCCAGCTGGAAATTATAACGCTCATGTTAAAACAGATGTCAGCAATACCAGATTCGCAATGTATATCACTGATGCTAATTATGTTGTAACAAGTGAGGTAGGACGTATTAGCCAAAGTGGTACAGTCGATAAACAAATTACGCTAACCGAGAAAGGAAGAATCGTATTTTTTATTGGTGCAGACTCTGCACTAACGATAAACGTTCATGATCTTCAAGTTGAAAGTGGCTCTTCTTTTACGAGTTATCACCCCTACACCGGCAACCAAATCTCTATCGACTGGTCAGACGAAGCCGGGACGATCTACGGCGGCGAGCATGATGTTATCAGCGGGAAACTGAAAGTTGATATTTTTAACGGTGTAATTGACAATTTTATTGGTGATGGGTATGCATACAATCAAACTGATGATTTTTACTATGGATATTTGCCCGGTGCGTTCCCAACCCCAGCTAAGAGCGGTGGCATTTTTGACTTTTTAAGGTCATCCAATCCACGCATTAATAATCACGACTGCGCATATATATTCCCATCCAGAATTATCCGCATAAATATCTCACAGCTTGAAAGAACAGCAGAAGCATATAGAGCTTATTTAGCGCAACATCCGCTTCAGGTTGTATATAGCATAGCGCCTATTGAGTATCAGTTTACGCCTCAAGAAATCGACACGCTGCTCGGCACAAACAACATCTGGTCATCCACTGGCGACACCGAGGTTGAATATCCTTGCGATACTCGTTTGTACATTGACCGCAAAATTGCCGAAGCTCTTGGAGGTTGATCATGAACATGTCCCAATTGGTAGTGCCGCGAAAATGCGACATCCCTGACGGCGCATACGGTGTGTGGCAGATTCCAGAACTCAACATCATGATTCCGCTGTATCCGGGTAGCACAAAGACAAAAACGATGGTTATCATTGACGCAGAGAACAGCGCATCCATCCGCA